ATCAGAGCGGCTGGCCCACACTTGTAAATTTTACCACGGATCCAATGATAATTTTTAAATTTAACAAATGTACAGTTGGCATGGGCAACCTCAGGATTGCTTTTATACAGCCCAAATCTTCCATCGGGCTGCTCGATAATGTTGCTTTGGACGAAATGATCATTCATCCAAATATTAACTTTTGTATTTTGGCTGTCAACAAATTGATACTTAGATCCTGTAATATGATTGGGATCCGCTGTTTCGGTTATAGTACCACGCAGGAAGCGTCTGATTCGTCGAGTTAATTCTTCAAGGTCATCGGGGCTATGTGCACTAACCCCAATCCAACCATTCTTACCGTGATCAAGTGCCTCGTACAGTCCAGGCACCTGGTCGATTCGAGTTCCGTTGCTTTGTATCTGTACTGCACCTCGTCTAGGCCATAGCGACCGCAGTCCAGTTACCCATTGGTTAATAGTTGCATTAAGCAAGGGCTCACCGCCTAAAATTATTAGATGATTGATTTCAATTTTCTCTGCCCACTTGGCTAGATTTTCACTATAGTCATTCCAGTTTTGTGCACCTTTGAAGTTGTAATTATTATACCGATTACATCCTCCGCAGGTCAAGTTGCATACGTTGGTGATGTAAAATTCAAGCTTGCCGAGTAAAAGTCGTGTCATAGGTTAAAAAAGTTCTAGTAAGGAGTTTACTAGAACTTGAGATAAAAAACAAGTAAGTTTGGTTACATGCTGCGAGATGCAGCGCGTTTGGCTAGTCGATCGACAGTGTCCTGTGCTTTGTCCACAGTCATTTCTGGCTTTTCAGTATCGCCGCCCTTGAATACCACATTGCCAGTGTCGTCTTCGACTGCGGCAATTATGTTGCTCAAGGGAGGTTGTTGGGATAGTTCCTGCAAACGTTGTTGAGTTAGACTAATGCCTTGATTTGCAGCCAATTGCAAAAAGCTCTTGACTGAAATTGTTTTTTTAGCATCGGTATCGTCGGCGCGACCCAACAAAAACTGGCTTAGTGCTGCCAGCTTTGCTGTGTCGGGATCAAACTCACCAAGTTCAAATAAGAACATTATCGACGCTCACGGCCCAGCTTGACTGCTGGCAGTTCGTCTTCGTCATCGTCTGGCATGAGTGGTAATTCAGGCGCACCGCCCATACCATCAGCACCGTCTAGCTCATCAGGGGAAGGCAGGGCGCCCGGGGCTGCGCCTGCATCCATGCCTGGGATCTGTGAAGCTTGTCCAGTCAAGATACCCTGGGACTGTTCCATCTGTGTCTTACCTTCTTGCAGCGATTGCAGCAGTTGGGTCAGCGCAGCAGAAGTGCTGGTTTGCAGCTGAGTAGCTTGGTCTTGGTTGCCTTCGTTCTTGAGCGTCTGAACAATAGCCGGCAAGTCCTTGAATTGCATTTCAGAAACATCTTCGGTCATTTTCTGAATACGATCAACCATGTCTTGCATGGCCAGGATTGTTTGGCTCTTTTGCAGCTCGTTTTCTTCCCGCAGACGACGACGTAAACGGGCTTCTGTCTTCATAAGAGCAGCACCTGCCACTTGCTTTTGTTCGTCGGGGTTGAGATTTTGTCCCTTAGCAGCCTTGCCTAGTGCCATCTTTAGTTTAGGATCTTTGGTTGCTGCTATTGCTTGAGCCGACTGTGCGGCTTGTGCTTTTTTGGCAGCATCAGCTTGCTGGGGTGTTTGTGGTGTTCCGGGAGCGGTGCCCGGGACTGCGGTTGAGCCAGGAATGATAGCTTCGCCTAATGCTTTAGACTTGGCGCTTTTCAATTCAGCTTGTGTAGCGCCGGCACGACGAGCAGCCTCGGCATGCTTTGCACTTCCGGATTTGGCATACTTTGCCAGCAGCTCTTTTCTTGATCCGCCTTGGCTTTTTGGATTGTAGTCAGTAACGTCAGCAGCTTCTTTGACTTCTTCCTTCTTGCCAGAAATTTCTTTCTTGGCCTCGGCCTTGGTCTTCTTGTACTTGGCCAGGAAGTCAGCTGCTGACATTTTGCTATCTGCAATATCAGCCATAAGTTCTTTGACTTTGCCTTCTGTAATGACGCTGGTCAGTGCTTGACCCATCATGACCAAACGCATGTAGTCAGGATTACGTTCGCTGTAATGGCGGCTGGGACTGTTTTTGTGTTCGCGCACCAAGGCTTGAACTTTATCAAGCATACGACGTGCTTTTGCACGGTTGATGCCAGAGAAATCAACGCGGTCCCCTAGTATACTTTCGAATACCTTAGCGACTTGTTCGGTGGGACGGTTGCTGCCCAGTTCGTGAAGTTTCATTGTTAAATCCTCTTAATTGCCAATATTTAGCCAAATTAATACATTTGGCTAATTGAAGGTCTAATCGTTTTAAACGATATTTTCTTTCATTTATCTTGTCTTCGGCTATAGCACGCAGCTCTCGTTTTGTGCTTTTACCTAGCGATGCTGATCGTATTGCAAGATCTGCCTGCAGCAGCATCTTCTTTGCATCCAGGCGCTCAATCTCGTCCCGCAATCTGCGTTGGCTGTACTTGTCAGATACACACCAGCTCAGCGCAGTCTTGACACTGGAAAATACAGCCTGTGCACTTTCATTTTTAAATACTTTAATAGCGCCCTCATCGGGTGTCATAAAATACTGCTTAAACACTCGATACCCATTGGACTCGGGAAAAATTAAATTCTTTTCCAGTTCCGATAAGTCGGGCTCGACAATACGTTTCAATCTTTCAAGTACTTGTGGTTTCATTTAATAACGTAAGTAGTCAACAAATGTCCAATGATTGTGACCATTACAGCCATGATCCCCAGGCCCCAACTGATAAGTTGAGTATTACGCTTTTCTGTCATGTGCTGCATCATTGTTTTAACATCGCCGATTGCAGTGGCCAACTTGACTAATTGGTCGTCTACTGCTTCTAATTTCTCTTCTATGAATTTATAACGTACAGCGCATAATTCAACATGTGCTTCGAGATTTTTCTTCTCAATATCTTTGGAGTCCATTATGCTGCCTTTGTTATAGTGACAATATTTAGCTTAAATAACTTCAAACATAATGTTGACACCGGGCAGCAAGCGGTCATCTAACTGATGTGTTTCATCAAGTCCAACCAACATGGGCACATCTCTAGAGTCTGATTCAAACACACCCACAGGATTTCCATCAAGCTCGATTGATGCAGGGTTGTTTACAACAAAGTCAAACTGCCACGCACGTTGCCCGTCTTGTTCAATGCACTTCGAAGGAACAATCTCCTCGGGCAGTGTACGCAGCGATATAACCTGGTTTACAGTTTCCCAATTGCGTTGTTGATTCCTGGCACGATGCCATCCTGCTACATCTTCAATCAGCTGGCCGGTTGCATCAGTGAACGGGATTCTGTTTTTGTGGAAGTTGTTTTTAACCTCAGTCCGAGTGATATCAAAATAGGCACGGCAACGTATACGCATACCGGGGTATTTAAGGCCAAGAAAAAACCCCGGATAATAACCGGGGTCTGTGATAACACAAAAACTATTAAGCCAGTTTGAAGCCGACGTTAGTGACGTCTGAACCGGACACGTTAACACCAGTCACTGTACCATTGCTGGCTGTGATCTGAACGTTGCCCAGGGCGCGGATAGCAACTTGCAAATCAGCAGCGGTCCAGGCAGCGTTCGGGTATACAGCAATGCTGATTTGACCCGAACTGTCGGCTTCGACCTGATACATAGCAATCGTGGCCTTCAACTGAATACACTGATTGATTTGGTTAACAACACCCGGTGTAAACACACCGGCTGTAACATTACCTAACTCGTTAGTCAGGTCGATAGCAGATTGTGATCCATCTTCAACAATAATCTTGAAAAAGTCAAGCTTGGGGCCTGCCATCTGCACCAATGCATCAGAACTAATATCACCTGTTTGTGCGCCATTGTTAATATCTAACGCGAATACCGGTTGTGAATCACCATTTGCTGGGGGGAAATATGCCATTTTAAAGCTCCTAATTTATGGGAATCGAATCCCTAACTTTATTTATACAAGATGATAAAAAATGGTGATCATGCAGTTGGATTATTCTGTTCACGATTCTTCGCAGCAAACGCATCTGGGGTAAAGCGACCCACTGCCTTGGCATAGCCGGAAGGTGTAGCCATGACCCATCCCTCTTGTCCGGGGTGTTGTGCATCTAACTGTGCACGGATATTCTC